GCTTTATGTATAAAGATTGGTCGCTAGGTGTATATGATAAAGCAAGAAATATGTTACAGGATCCAAAACTTGTATACAAAAAAGAAAGTTATAAAAGAGATAATTTAGATGTTTTTCTTCGTAAGATAAATACATATGAACATTACAAGAAAGACTCCTTTATAGATTTTACTGACATGATTGAACGAGCCATTGATGAGGTTGAGTTTCCTAATTTAGAAGTTTTAATTTTAGATGAAGCTCAAGACTTCACTCCTTTACAATGGTCTGTTTTATACAAAATGGTAGACAAAGTTAAACGAATATATTTAGCAGGAGATGACGACCAGGGCATCTACAAGTGGAATGGTGCGGATCCTAAATATTTTACTACTTACTTTCCTGGTCGAGAGGTAATTCTAAGACAAACAAGACGTTTTGGTAAAGAGATATATAAGTTTTCACAGATTATTAGGCGGGGTATATTTGATAGTGTTGAAAAAGAATATATACATACAGCTAAAGATAGTTACATCAAACGATATTTAAATTTTAACGAAGTGCCTTTTGATGCTTGTAAAGGCACTTGGTATATTTTAGGTCGTGTAAACTCTAGCGTAACAGAACTAAAAATGGCAGCTAAAAATGCAGGATTATATTATGCTGATAACAAAGGTAACAAATCATACGATTCTAAACAGTGGCAAGCAATTAAATCGTGGACTAACTTATCTGGAGATAAACAAATAACAAGAGATCAAGCTGAAAATATGTATAAATACATTAGAGATTTATCAGACTATGATTTTAGAACGCCTAAGTTTTGGCAAAATGTTCCTGAGAACCAAATGTTTAGTTATCAATATTTATGTGATTGGGTAGGTTTAGATTTAAATAAAGAACAGCAAACACAACCATGGTGGACAATATTAAAAAGAAATTTTACTCCCAGACAAACAAATTATTTTATATTGTTACTAAAAAAGTATGGTCAAAAAAGATTAAATGAAGAACCCAATATTATTATTGATACTATTCACTCTGTAAAAGGTGGTGAAGCTAATAATGTATTAATATACTCTAAAACAAATTGGCCAGCATCGTTTGCACACAAGACAAAAGAAGAAAAATCTGATGAAAAAAGAGTGTATTATACAGGTGTCACAAGAGCCAAAAACACTTTACATATTTTATCCACAGATTATAAATATAATTATCCCATAGGAATGGATTATCTAATGTATTTACAGGAGAGCGCATGAAACCTTATTTTAAAGAACTTAAAGCACCACAATTTTATAGCCCTAAAATACATGGTATCGCCTGGGATTTAGACACAACTTGGATTGAATATTTTAATTTTACTGCAACACAAGTCCCACAAGAGTTTTTATTGGAGGATAGTTTTTATAGTTGGCTTGCAAAAAGACATCCTTTTAGAGCCGGGCTTTTAAAGATGGAAAATAAATCTATTTATAATTGGCATAAAGATTCTAATCGTGGAGTTTGTATTAATTGTATGGTGCCTACACCAAATACCTCTTACACTTTTTTTAGAGAAACACATGATGTGCAACATCCTCTAATAGAATTATCGTATTATCCTGGTGTAAGGTATGTATTTAATAATCAAAAAGATCACATGGTTATAAATTATGATGGTTTACGATTCATGTTAACTGTTGAGTTTGAAGCAGACAAAGATCATTTAACCTTTCATGATCTCGTTGAGGATATAGAGAAAAATTATGAGAGATGAAATTTCACACCTTTTGATAAAGTTTTTTAAAAAGTATAAAAAACAGTTTGAAGACGATGATCTTCAACAGTTTACTGAACTTTGGAAACGTTTCTATGAAACTGTTGAGGAAGAGGACAACATTTGGAATCAGGGCGGTTTACATTACAGAGATTTTGAAATACAACCTTCACAATTTATTAACAAGAATAAATTACAATTTGCTGAGGGTAATGTAATAAAATACGTTTGCCGACATAAATTAAAAGGTAAAAAAGAGGATATAAAAAAAGCTAAACACTATCTTGATATGATACTATACAGAGATTATGACTAGTTTACAGCTTACATTTAATTTTAAAAAACACATCTGGTCTGCGCCTTTAGACTACAAAGATTTATCAGAGGCCACTGAGATTGCTATTGATTTAGAAACCAAAGATGAGGGTATTAATAAAGGATTAGGTTCTGGTTGGGCCACTGGACAAGGTGAAATAATTGGTTTTGCAGTAGCAACTGAGGGTTTTCAAGGATATTATCCCTTTGGTCATTTTGGCGGTGGTAATCTAATCAAAGAACAAGTTTTAAAATACATGAGTGATGTGTGTGCCTTGCCTTGTCGTAAGATATTTCACAATGCTCAATATGATGTTGGTTGGTTACATTCGTATGGTATCGAGGTTAAAGGTGAAATAGTAGATACTATGATAGCTGGAGCTTTGATTGATGAAAACAGATACACTTACAGATTAAATGCTTTAGCCAAAGATTATCTTGGAGAACTTAAAGCAGAAACAGATTTGAATGAAGCTGCTAAGGCTCATGGTGTGGATCCAAAAATGGAAATGTGGATGTTACCAGCAGAGCATGTAGGCTATTACGCGGAACAAGATGCAAGACTCACCTATTTGTTGTGGCAACGATTTAAACACGAGTTATTTAAACAAAACTTACAAACAATTTGGGATTTAGAAAAAAACTTAATTCCTATAATGATAGAGATGAGAGCTAAGGGTGTAAGGGTTAACCGAGACGAAGCAGAAAAATTACGCAATAAATTTATAACTAAAGAAAAAGATATTTTATCTAATATAAAAAATTTAGTTGGTAAGGAGATTGATATTTGGGCAGCTAGACAAATTGCTTATGCCTTTGACAAATTAGGTATTGACTATCCTAAAACTGAAAAGTCCAAAGAACCTAGCTTCACTCAAAATTGGTTGGTCAATAATAATACAGATATATCTAAACTTATTGTTAATGCCAGAGAAATAAATAAGTTTCACAATACTTTTTTGAATTCTATTATGAAATACGAACACAAAGGTCGTATTCATGCAGAAATAAATCAACTTCGCTCAGACTCCGGAGGAACTGTATCTGGTCGTTTATCTATGAGTAACCCTAATTTACAACAATTACCTGCGCGCAATAAAGAATATGGCCCTTTAATACGCAGTTTATTTTTACCAGAAGAGGGATATAAATGGGGTAGCTTTGATTATTCGCAACAAGAACCACGACTAGTGGTTCATTATGCATCAAGTATTGGTGAAGGCTATGAGGGGTCACAGGAATTAGTTGAAGCCTATACAAATGCAGATGCTGATTTTCATCAAACTGTTGCTGACTTAGTGGGTATTGACAGAAAACAAGCTAAAACAATTGGATTAGGTTTAATGTATGGGATGGGTAAAAATAAATTAGCCAACATGTTAGGTTTAGATTTTCAAGAAGCTAATAATCTTATTTCAAAGTTTAATCGTAAAGCACCTTTTGTAAAATTATTATCTGATCGATGTATGAAAAAAGCAAATGAAGAAGGGGTTATACGAACTAAGCTAGGTAGAAAATGCAGGTTTGAAGTTTGGGAACCAAAGGACTTTGGTATTCATACACCAGAAACATTTGAGAATGCTAGTGCCAAATATGGTCGAGGTAATATTAAAAGAGCCTTTACTTATAAAGCTTTAAACAGATTGATTCAAGGTTCTGCCGCGGATCAAACTAAACAAGCTATATTATCGTGCTATAAGTTAGGTTATTTACCTTTACTTCAGATTCATGATGAACTTTGTTTTAATGTTTTAAAAGAAGACGTGTCGAAGATTGTAAAAGCGATGGAAGACTGTGTGGAGCTCAACGTTCCAAGTGTAGTTGACGTTGCTTTAGGCAACAATTTTGGTTCTGTTATCTAGAATTTTTAGCTTTATGAATATCTTCCAAAACAAGTCTTGATTTGATTTGGTCTATTTGATTTTCAAGTGCTTTCATCTCAACAGTGTAAACACCTTGTGTTGTATACATGCTGTTCCATTGAGACTCCAGTGCCATCTTTCTAGATATTAACTCATTCAGTAACATCATGTATTTATGTTATACACTTTTTTCGTATTTTGTCAATAATACCCCATGATAATCTTATGAAATTTAAAATTTTCTCTTGACAGAATCTTATTAATTATTAAAATCATAATATTATTAATTTTAATTAAAGGAGAAAATATGGACACTACACGTTGGAAATCAGTTGCTGTAAGAATTGATGCTTATAATCTTTTAAAAGCAGAAAGTGATGTAACTAACAGGTCTCCGGGTAATCAGATGGAGGAGTTAATTAAAAGCTTTGTAGAGGATCAAGCAAAAAAATATAAAAAATCACCTAAAGTTTATAAAGACGAACTATTAAGTGGTAAATATCTAAGACAAATATAAAGGAGAAAATATATGGTAGAACCACGATGGGCTCCTTTTCTTGTTTGGAAAGACAGAAAAAATTATGCAGAAGGGTTTAGAGATGACTCTTTGCAGCATGATGATTATAAAAAGGGTATACATATTTCTATACCAGATCGTTTAAGCATCACACAGGATTCCGAGTTTGAATATGGCACTGCAAAAATGAAAGCCATTCATGTACAAAGATGTCCTCATTTTCAAGATCACTTATATGTTTTTGCTAAAGAGCTATGAAAAAAAGGTATTTAAAAGAAGATTATGAAAAAAGGTTGAACGATAGCATGAGAAGAAAACCTTTTAAAACTTTACATAATCTTTTGTGTGAATTACACCTTGATTATAACGCTTGTCTCGCAGGTAACTTAGAGGGTGATCCAAATGAATTACAAAAACGTTTTGTACGATTATGTCGCGCTAACAATCTTAATTTTGAAACAGAATGGGAAAAAATGGAGTGTCAACATGACCATTAACTACAAGGAGACAAAATGATTTTACCAAGTATTTATTTATTTTTACTTACGGTAACAAATGCTGGTGACTATAAAGAACATTATTTTGGTAAAGTTAGAGATTGTGGTGTTGCAGACAAAATTATGTATTCAAACAAACACTTAAACAATAAAGAAATTCTTGGATATATTTGTTTAAACTTTGATACTAATACAGTGCGTAAAGGTTATAGATATTCCAGAGTTGTTCAGGAATTTGACATTGACTTTGTTGCTGAACATAAATTACCACCGTTATTTAAAAAAAAAAAATTAGAAAAAAGGAGAAAAAAAAATGGAAACAATAATATTAGGAATAGTAATTAATCTCTATACATGGAGTAACGCTGATTTTTTCGTTGCACGTCGTAATAATGAACGATTATACGATTGTCGTTGGGAAATCGTTGACTGGCAGAAAACAGACTACAAAAACCCCTCTGTGAGCGTGTTTGGATATGTCAAATATAAACACCGATGCGTCGAAAAGGAGAAGTAAATGAATGAGAAGGAAACCTTAGTTAAATGTGTTGTAAATCCAGGATTTGCAACACAACGACTTATTCAAAAATATGGGTATAGTATGACCCAATTACAAAAATTAAGAGATCGAAGCTAGTCTAGACACATGGACACTTCACAAATTGCTTATCAAATATTTTATGCTATTATAAGTGCAGAAGGTAAAAAATAAATGAACAAAAAAACACATCTTCGTTTGTTGTCTCTTGGTGCCGGAGTGCAATCTAGCACTCTTGCTCTTATGATACATAAAGGAAAAATACCCATGGTTGATTGTGCAATCTTTGCTGATACTATGGCAGAACCTCCAAAAGTATATAAATGGTTAGAGTTTATAAAAAAAACTGTGTCTTTTCCTGTATACATTGTTAGTTACAGAAATTTAGAACAAGATGTATTAGATGCTAGTGAGGGTAATTTTCAAGCCTTTACCATCCCTTTTCATACAAAAGATGTAGATAATGGAAAACGAGGAATGCTTATGCGACAATGCACAGCAGATTATAAGATAAAACCTGTTGTAAAAAAAATTCGTGAATTATTAGGATATAGTAAAGGAGAAAGAGTTAGTTTTGATACAAAAGTAGAGATGTTATTAGGTATCTCTACAGATGAACTCAAACGAATGAGAATGAATAAATTACGATACATACAAAATCAATATCCACTCATTAATGATTTAGGTATGTCAAGGCAGGACTGCATAGCCTGGATGAGAGATAATGAGTATCCATTGCCTACTAAATCTGCTTGTTATTTTTGCCCTTTTCATAGTCAAGCCTCATGGAAAGAAATAAAAAAAGATGATCCAGAGTTATTTAAAAAAGCTGTTGATATGGATGATAAGATTAGAAATCAAGAAAAGTATAAAATAAAAAATAAATTTAAAGATGAATTATTTTTACATAGAAGTTGTCAACCCCTCGAGAAGGCCATGGAAGATGATGGACAATTAGATATGTTCGATAACTTTAACAGTATTTGTGACGAGGGTATGTGTGGTGTTTAAACATAGACACAAGAAACATGGCAAACCAATACACAAAAATATCTAATAAAAAACTTTTTGTAAAAGACTCTACATACCTTAATCGAGCTGCATTAAAACAACGCATTATAAAAGATAATCTCTTGCCCTATTTTTGTTTTTTGTGTAATAATGATGGTACTTGGAAAAATAAAAAACTTGTTTTGATTCTTGATCATATAAATGGTATTAGAAATGATCATAGATTGGAAAACTTGCGATTTGTTTGTCCGAACTGTGATAGTCAACTGCCAACATATAAAAGCAGAAATATCAAGTACCAAGAACCATGAGCCACGAACCAAGAACCTTGTTAAACCTTAATTTGGATTGGCCATGGCATCAAAACAACAAAAAGAAAAATTAAAAAAACTTCTTAATCTTTTATCGTTTAAACTAAATCATAAAAATTATGTTGAAGCTTTTAGTTTAATATTTAGCTTAAGATTAGGTAATCTGTCTCAAGAAGAAATGATCGATATATTCAAACAAGTGTCAAAAATAGAATATGAATTTCAACAATATAAAAAATTTACAGTCGTGCAAGGTAGTAAAGATGATAAAAAATAGCTACACTTGTAATATGAAGAAGAAAAAAATTAATTTAGCCGATCTATTTCAAGTCACGGATCATGAACCATTGATCCTAAATGTTGGTGAAATGAACATAGAAGAACGAGACTTGTTTTTTGATAAACTGTATCAAGATTATATAATTTTGTTAGAAGAAGAAAAAACCCCGAAACATGTCTCACGGAACTATGCTAGATTATTAAAAGAACTTTCAAAACATTATTTTCACTAATGGTTGCTCCTCATTTACTGTCTAAAATAGGATTGCGCTTTGCTCGATGTGTTCTGGACAAAAATCTAGATCCAGAACAAAAATTATGGAGAGCAGTTGTTATCAATGCTTTTGATGAAACTTTAATAACACAGTCAGATAGAAAATCATCTTTAATAAAAATATTTGCACATAATTGGATTGTAAGCAAAAGTAAAGATTTTAAAATAGTTTGTGAATGGGGAACGCTTGATCCAGATGATATGTATCAATGTTATCATAACGCTTTAAAACAAAAACAAGTCTATTTTACCCAGAGACAAGTTGCATGGAAAAAATACGATACGATTTATAAAAAAATGTTAAGTGAAGAAAATAAAATTGCAAAAAAAATTAAAAGAAAACAGGTAGATCGATATAGACAATTTGTCAAAGATACTCCTGATATTGTTATTTCGACCATATTTGTTTCAGCTTTTGTATAGTACCCATGTTTTTAAAATTTCTTATATGCATAATAATCATACACAAACATAAAAAAAACATAGAGTATACTTCTTGATAATATACCCAAGCAACCCAAACAACTTGGCTACAAAGTCCGAATAAAGGGGCATACCAGGATTTATTACCATAAATCATAATTGAAATAACAGCAGATAAACTAGCTAAAATTTCTAGTAATAACAACATATAAAAAAATAGCACATAAACTGTAAACAATCTATGTGCTATATATAACGAAAGGAAGGGTAAATATTTTAAACCCCTAAAATTACACATTATCATATTTTAAATTTAAATACAATTAAAATTGCTACTTTCCTATATACCCCTTCCTTACAACTTTTTTTTAAAACATAAAAGGTAAAATAAGCAAATATTTTAGGAAACTAGGAAAAAACCCAGAAAACTAGGAAATATAACAAATAGTTTTAGGAATATTTTAGGAATAATTCCCAAAAAGTAGGAAAAATAGTACAATAAATCATAAAAATAAAGATTCCTTATGGACAAGACCTTGCAATTTATTTATTTTTTTTTTATTGTAAGTAAGAGGTATATAGAAATTGTGGCATATTTAAACATGAATAGGTTTTATTACAAACCATTACCTGATAATTTAAAGATTGGCTCTAGTAAAATAGATGGTCATGGAATATTTGCTACTATTAACTTAGTTAAGGGGTTGGATTTAGGGTGTACACATATTAAAATACCAATTGTACATGGCTATATAAGAACTCCACTTGGAGGATTTATTAATCATAGTGAAGACAACAATTGTGAACTATTTATAAAAGAAGATTGGGACGACTATATTATATTTAACATTAAAACAATAAAAAATATTGACCAAAATAATGAAATATTATTAAATTATGATTTGTAATGGGTAAAAAAAGCAATCAATTAAAAACAACTGTGGAATTAACTGCACAACAAAGAAAATTTGTCGATATTCTAGTTTCAAACTGGGGGCAAATTAAAAAAGCAGACGCAGCAGAACAAGCAGGTTACACTTCAACTCGTGGTAAACCATATGAGCAAGCTAGTCGTTTGTTGAACCCAGATTTAAATCCTCATGTTTGTCGATATCTTGAAAAAAGATTACAAAGAGAACAAGATCGTTATGAAAAAGATAAGCTGGCTAGGTATAAAACATTTGAGCGATTAAGAAATGGTGCAGAACAAAAAGGTCAATATACTGGAGCAATTAATGCTGAATATCGAGCAGGTCAAATGGCAGGAATGTTTATAGATAAAAAAGAAATAACTCATAATACACTTGAGGGAATGAATAGAGAGCAACTTGAAGAACGATTACAACAATTAGAACAAAAGATTGGGGAATCACAAGCAATCATAGATGTGACCCCCAATCATACTAAATAAATCATCCAATCATATCAGAAGCGATAATAATATTTGTATTGTTAAAATTGATATAAAAACTATTGTCAGTGTAAGTATTAGTTTATTCATTACATATTCCATATTTTTGTAAAACTTTTAATTCCTTAGAAGGTATAGATTGTATTCCATAGACCTCAATTGTTTTGTAATCATCAAACCAAAACTTATGCGTATCATTTTTGTCAATTTCTACCTCACTACCTATAAAATCCTGAATTATCTCTCTATGATTTATTCCAGATATATTTTTATATTCATAGCATGAGTATTCGTAATGTTCGCTATCGCTATTGGTTATTTTAAATGTTATTAATGCAAACAGTTCTTTAGTCATCTCTCATCTCCTCAATCATTGCATCGATCTCTACTGCACAGAAACCACATACCCAACCCTCGACATCACCATCATCTCGAGGGTATCTGTTAACAAACCTACCACTACCAAAGTGGCAGGGTTCACCACACTCCACACATATTTGTGAATCAAATAAGTCTTTAGTCATCATCTTCCTCCTTATCTACATCAAATCTAATCCATATTGATGCACCAGCTTCATCACAAAAGTGTTGTACTTCTTCATAGTCAACTGGTGCATTTTCATCTAACCATTTGATAAATTCTTTTTCATTCATCACTCACTCCTTTCCCATTTGTTAATTTGATCTAATAAACTTTCAGCACATTCAGAACGACCAATAATTATATCGTCAGTTCCGTCAGATGTGAATGCTTCGTTATTATTGTTTGCTTCAACAACTTCAAGATTGTATTCTATTTCATCTTTTAGCCATTGTTTTACTTTTAATAATGTGTTTTTAGTCATCTTATTTTTATCCTTTCTCCCACCCAATGAAGGGTGGGATATTGTTTATATTATTTTTTTGTAATTCCACACATTTTTAGTTGTGTTTCAGAAATGCCCATTTTGTAAAAAAGATTTTTGTTTGTTAAATCTTTTCTTAACAATCTTGCTTGAGTAAACCAACTGATAGGAATTGGACACACTCCATCATCACCACCAAAGATTTCTCTTTTTCGCTCCCAAGCATCTTCGTGAATATTTGGGTTACATTCCTCACAATAGACAACAACACAATCTTTTTTGTCTTTTGCTTTATTACTTTTTTTTGAATGATTCATAAGGTAAACACCTTTGTCACCAACTAGAACTAAAGAGGGTTCAATTTGTTTATCTTCATTTTTGTTCATAAATTTTGCGTAAGGGTGTTTTCGATCGTGACCATTACCTTGTTGCCATAGAATTAAATCATCTATGTTTTGTTTATTAAAAAAAATATATTGCATTCATTTTTCCTTTCGTGTTTATTAAAATTAAGTTATCCCACAAATTCTATGCGATGTCAATAAATAATTTGACATAAATGAAAAAAGTTATATACTATAATTATTAACATTAACGAAAGGACTGAAATATGAGTAGAACCAAAGAATATTTATATGAGCAAGAGTGCAGAGTTATCTGTGAAGCTATACAAGACATTGACTTTGGAGATCAAGATTTCCAACCAACAATGCAAGAAATGGTTACTTCAGTACAAGATAAAATTGGATATCCTATTTTTCATACTTATGATGAGATAGAGGATATGATTCGTGATTATTGTGATGAAAAGAGAGGTGCATAATGGCACAATATATGTACGACTATTTTACTAAATGTTTAAAAGACATTAAAAAAGATATTCCCAAAACTTGGGAGGATGTATCTTATGCAAATGACACTTGCCCAAGTTTTCTATTCAACAATTATTTGATTTTTATTGACCATAAAAATGAAAAGAAAAGAGAATTGCAAGGTTATAAAAGATTTCACATAATTAATAATGACGATTATGGGAATGGTGTTAAACCTTTATTAGAAACTGATGAATTTTCAAAAGTTTTGGAGTTTGTAAATGACAATTAATTTATTGAGTAAAATATATATTGCTTGGTGCGACAGAGAGCAATTTGACGAGATTTTAAGTGCAGATGAAATGCTTTTTAGTGATGAAGTTCAAATGCCTTATCAATGTTATTGGTTGAGAAGATTTATTGAAATATGGAATAGAGTTGAGGATATTGAAAGTCAACGATATTGGAAAAGAAAGGAAAAACAAAATGACTGAAAAGCAAGAATATATAATTTATAAAATGTGGTATGATTGGATTTTGTGCCACCCTATGGATGATGGAAATTTTCCCAATGAGCATTGCGAAAAAACTTTTAAATCTATAAAATCTAATTATTACTCATTAGTAAAAAAACATAAAATAACTTTACCTAAAATAAAATCGTATCTTAACGACAACCAATTTATAGGTTGCTATGGAGATTATAAAATTAATGAAGATATTTTTTATAGTGATTTTCAAGTAATATTTAAAATGTTTAGATGTTAATTAAAGTTTTCATAATCTTGCTTTTAATTTTCTTGCTAGGTTTTTGGGTTGGAAATGAATGAATCTCAACTGTGGCAAAAAATCAACATACTTCAAAAAACACAGAAATTGTGGCACTTTACTAGAATTGAGAGTGCCACAATAAGAGGAATTCCAGATGTAAACTGTTTAATTAATGGTTTTGAATTTTGGATTGAATTAAAATCAAAGGAAAGCAAGAATTTAGGATTATCAAACTACCAGATTAACTGGCATATCAAACATCAAAAATGTGGTGGTAAAGTTTTTATCTTGCTACCAAGTACCAAGCAGAGAAGCTTCAAACTTTTCAGAATCGTGGGTCTTGATTCACGAAATCATATCATATCCAATCATATTCGCGATCATATCCCCAATCATACTGGCGATCATATCATATCTAATCATACAATCATATCCAATCATATTGACAAGAACCAAGGAATGTTTCGCTTGATCCTAGAATCGAGAACCTTGAACGAGCTGTTTAGACAACTTGAAAAATTGCTGCAAAAATAAAAAAAAGCTTTGCATTTATCCCATGTTATCTTATAATAAATATAATATTAATAAACGAAAGGTATAATAATGCAAACTAAAGAAAAAAAATGTATTGATCTCGTGCAGTCACAATATGATTATACACTAAATCAATTCAAAGAAGCTTACCAATATTTTAATCAAGATGAAAAATTAAGAGAGCCAAACGAAGAATTAGAGCATTGCGAAGATTTTGGTCAGTATATTGATGAATATGGTTTATGCTTTGATTGGGTAGAGCCTAACACATTTAAAGACCAAAAAGAGGGTTTTTGGAGGTGGCAACTATCTTGGGGCGGTCCCTCTGATGAATTTAGAATTTTTGTTGATGAGGAAAAAAACATTTATAAAATTGAGTATTGGTACATGGATTGGTTTGACGGTGCAAGTATCATTGTCAAAAATAAAATAATTTACCAGATTATCAAAGAATATTTTTTAGTCCAATAATCATCTAATCATATTCAATCATATCTGCCGCAATCATACCGCGGCAGATCATATCTACAATCATATAATCATATAATCATATAATCATATAATCATATCACTAGAACCCAGGACCTAGCTACAAGTAAATATATAAATGTTAATTGGCTTTCAAAAAAATCGG